ACACCGACAAGATCTCTAGCTCGTTGTGCTGCGGCTAACTGGTCAGCTGTTAATCCTGCAACCTCTTGCGGGACAATAACCGGTCTGCCTTCTTCGTCAAAAAAGGTGCGCTCTGCTGCACGCATGGCGCCGGGTATGAACCCGCCTTCGCCATCCAAGCCAAACAATAATTGTTGGAGAGCGGGATCTCTTGATGTGGTTGAGGTAGTTGCAGACGCCACATATGGAGCATCGCCCGCTGTTTCTTGTGCAGCAGGCAAGGCACCGATACCTGCTTGCTGTTGTCTAAAATTTCTTAATTCATCGACAGTTATGCCGTAAAAATCAGCTTCTTGTTGATCGTATTCTTCTTGTGTTAAAGGCTCAAACTCCTCTGGATCGAACCCATAAAAACTTGCGTCTAATATACCGCCTTCTTGATATTCTCTAACTGGTTGCATTCGCGTATCTCCCGAAGACATCCATCATTTGATACATTAGCTGAGTTCCACGATCTCTGCTTTCAGAACCAGATGGCACCAAAGTCAATATGCCGTTAGGCTCTTCGTTTAATTCAAATGAACCAGCTCCTCTAACCGCTTGTCCGGTCATTACAAACTCGCCGTCACTCAACATCGCTGGGATGTCGTCACTTGTTTCGGTTCCAGGTCCGTCTATGTCGCCGTTCATTCTTTGGAAATCTTCCATGGCTACGTCGCCACCTTCGGCATAAGCCATAGGCATTATCGCCCCGCCCATGGCTGCTTGTTGTACATATGGAGATGTTACAGCTTCTCTTCTTGGTCCTGCCTGTCCGCCGCTTAATGTTGGGAATCTAGGCTGTAAACCAAACTCAACAGGATTTGGTGCGGCTCTGCCCATCCTACGAGCTATCTCCGCTTCTATGTTAAATCTTCCGCCTGCATCCATCGTAGTCAATGGAGTCAACGGCACGCCCCTGTCTCTTCGAGTTTCATCCATAGCAAGCTGGCCAAGTTTTAGCGCAGCTCCACCTGCTAACCCTAAACCTGCAAGGCTACCTAGACCACCAGCCAAGCCGCCACCACCACCAGCAGCTCCCGGTAAAAGTCCACCTAAGAACCTGCTTATTGCACTACCTTGTGGCTGTGCAGCTGTTGTAGTTGTCGTCGGCGTAGTAGTTGTCGTCGGCGTAGTAGTTGTCGTCGTGGTTGCAGTGGGATCAGGCTGGAAAAACGGCTGTCCGTCTGGACCAGTGCCAAAAATGTAACCGCCAGCTTTCTTTAAGTTACCAAAAAGACCAATCTTGTCTTCTCCCGGCATAATTAATTCAGTTGCTTTTCCTAAGAATCCTTCACCCGGTAACGAAGCTAAACCGCCACCGACTGATTGTATTTTTCCTACTAATCCTTTTTTAGCAAAATCTGCTGCTGAAGTACCACCTAAGCTACCGATACCTGTAATAGCTTTACCAAATGTATATCCTGATAACCCACCTTTTAATGCTTCGCCTATGTTTTTTCCGGCTGCTAGGTTGGTTGCAGCACCTATACCAGCAGCAACCAAAGGACCAACGCCCGGAATAAAGTTAGCTAATGGACCGGCTACAGGTGCAATTTTTTTGGCTACTTTTTTGAGTGCCTTACCTATCTTTTTGAAAAAACCAAACTCTTCGAGTCCTGTCATTTGGTTTAGGCTTGCGATACCCACACCAGCTACAGCTTCTTGTGGATCAATACCAGCTTCCATGAATTTTTTTTCAATCATGGACTCTAATTCTGGATCATCTAAAAACTGTGGCGGCAAAACCACTTCGCCAGGACTAAGGTGAGCCAACACAGTATCTTCGCCTGTACCAGCCTCTTGTATCATCAAAGCTTGATCAGCTAACGGAGCTTGTGCGCCTAGTTGTAGGCGCTCGATGGTTTTTCCTAATTGTTTTTGTTCGTCTACGTCGTCACTGGCTTGCATCTCCATCATGAGCTGCTGTATACGAGCGCCCAGATCATCTTCACCAGTTTGTTGCATCATCATAAGTTCTTGGTCTGATACGGCTCCAACACCTTCAAACGCATTCATTTCATTTCCGGTAACGCCCATGGCATCCATGACCGCTTCCATTTCTTTGTTAGAAATAGCGCCTTTGTTCCTTGTGAGCATGTCCAGTGTTGCGCCTAAAGCCATATCTGTTGGCCTAGCACCACCTAAATTTTGTTGAATCATATCCATATCTCTGTTGGATATTGATCCCTTAAGAGGGCTTAAAGCCATCATTTCTTGGTCAGAAACCGCACCAGCTCCCGCAAATTGGTTAATTCGATCTAAAAGTTCTGGTGATATTGTGTTCTCTGCCATAATATTAACTTGTCGTGACGGTTACACTGCCAACGCTCAAAGTGCCTCCCAATCCTGTTACATATGTTTGATGCTCATATAAATTCCTAAATTCCGTGCCATCAAACGCTTGATGGACTTCCACGGTGCTATTAAATATTATAGCACCAGTAGCGAATTGTAACGCAGAAATTTCTGAAGCGTTGAAAACCGGCGTTTTATCCACATCTTTAGCGCCTAGATTGATCTCTAAGATCCTAACCAAACGATTAAACGTATCGGCACTAACCTCGCCGTCCATAGCAAGAGGCAAGCGAGTCTCAAGAATTTTTGCCATTAGCCTCGACGCCCGGAGGGTTGTATGTCTAGCCTAGTGTCACCGACTCTAAATTTGTAATCTTTTTTGTTTGCTTCAACGCTGTTGTCATCGTCACTTTCAAACCGCAGAACCACCTGTCTGGTTCTTGTGCGCAAATTTGTAAAACGAGTGGATGTAGTAATTTGACTAGTGCTGTCTGTAGACAGTGTGTCATTGTTGTAATCTCTTCTTTTCACAACAATGTTCATCGCTGGTGTATTTGAAACGCCAGTTGTAGTTGAAAATTTTATATCAGGTATAAGCTTTTTGACGAACATAAAGTTTTCGCCGTCCGCAAGATCAATGTCTGCTGACTCAATAAACACGTCAGCCATCGCGCTGTCATCATCGTTAAAACCAGATTCATGCAAATAGATAACACCTGAACCTGAAGCTTTGCCAGCTGCTAGTGGTTTGTCTTCGATACCTGCATCTAGCCAGCTGTATCTAACCAGCTTGCCAATACTCCAAGTTGATTCTTCGTAGTTGTAAATCACGTAGCGCGAAATCTCATCCGTGCCGTCTTCTTCTGACACATACCAAAACCAGACTTCAGAGTGTTCAGCGTGCAGTGATGCGTAACATTTGAAAGCTTGAGTAAGATTGAGATCTGAAAACACATAATCTTGTACACTACACGGTAGTTTTTTTACGGCACCGTTATAGTAGTAAAAGCCGTTTTTGCTCATAAAAAACACACCAACAGGACTATTGACTGCTGCTTTCGGAGCGATAAGTCCAGCACCCTCGTTTATGAGATTGAGAGCAAAAGTAAGTGGTGGTCCGATAAACGTCATTGAGTAAAGGCTGGTGTCGGTCCAAATCAAGGTTTCTTGTCTTGATTTCAAACCGCCTACAATCAGTGATCCAGATGATAGCCTTACGGATCCAGCTGTATTGGTAGCTGTCGGATTAAAGTCTAGTTCGTTTTCTGTGTCTGAGAAGGCAACTAACATAGGGTCGATAACGCCTGTTCTGTTGCCGCTACTGCTGTCAATAGGATCAGCGCCAAGCACGATCAAATGACGATCTACTTCACTGGTTATCACTTGTAGCCCCAAAGTAGGCACTTTGCTTGCACCGGAAATCCCTTGTAGCTCTAACGCCCTGGTGGATAATCCATCGTTTTCAACCCACCTGAATATGCCTCCACCTCTTGGGTTTATGATTAAGTTTTCACCAAAATTGTCATGCGTCCAAAGTCTGAGCTGGCCCTCAGCTGTTATGGCAGACGAAGAACCCCAAGTGCCAGCGCCCCATGTACCAACACCCCATCCAGTGCTAGGCACATAAACGTCCAAACCTGTATTGATTTGATAGTTTCCAACAACGCTACTACCGCCATTGCCGCTATCACTTGAGTTTGCCGTCACCTCTGCACCGCTGGTATCTTTAGCAGTGACCGTGTAAGTGTTAGTCCCGGTAACCAAAAGTATTTGATACTCTTGATTAATGACTGTCGCCGTTACGTTACCACCCAAAGAAGCAGCGCCTGAGAAAGTTACAAAATCGCCCGTAGCTGCGCCGTGTGAGGCGTCAGTTACGGTCAGGGTAGAGGATCCATTAGTTGCGCTAAATGTAACGTCTCCGGCGCTTGTTGTAAGTCTTATGGGGGTTATATCGTTGTAGGCTTCACCCTCTTCGATATAGTATTTTAGATGCGTGCCGATACCCAAGTATCGCGCTCCGCCAAGGGAGATCCAGCTGTGTAAAGCCCTGCCGGATCCTAAATAGGTGTTGCTATCGGATTGTTTTTCCCAGCCACCAATTTTTTCTGGCCTGCCTTTTCTAAACCGAATAAGGTTGCCGTCTACCCATCCGTTTTCGTTTGAGTAATCGGTTTCCTCTTTATTGATACCCGGTCTAAAATTTAATGTTGTTAGTGGCATACAAAAATTTTACCACAAAAGATTAAATTCTAAGCCAATCGTATAATCGCAGCTGTTGCATTCGCAGCCGGGAACACAATTGTAAAATTACCTGCGGTACTGGTTTTGTCACCACCAAAGTCAATGACAGCTACAGCTTTGTCAGATTGCGTGTCATTGTAAATCATGCATCCTCTTGCTGTAACCGTAGCAGTTCCAAACGTAAGATCCGCAAAATCACATAGGGCTGTAGTGCCGGATGTTGTTGGCGTGACTGACGTTAAAGTGGCTCCGCCACTGGTGTAGTTTGTACCTGATGCCTGCCCGGTTGTCGTAAAAGCTGTCGTAGTGGCGCCCAAAGTAGCCGAGCTAGTGTACAAAGCAAGCTTAAAAGAATTACCGGAGCTGGCAGTAAAATTATGTGTACCGACAAGCAGCTCTTGCTTAAAACTTGTTGGTATAGCGCTTGATATTGCCATAACTATAACTCCTTAATTATCTTCGCCATGTCATGATGACCTTGACTTGTCAATAAGTTTACCATAGTTGTCCGATCTGAGGTAATTGCGTTCTTAATTCCGTACAACACTATCGTATAGATATAATTTTGAAAAGCTTCAGCTTGCTGCCTAACGTGCGGTGGTGCTTCCGCTGAAATGTCACAAATCTTCTTTGTTATTTGCTCTGCCCAAAACTCAGGGTCATGGCCTTTATTTTGTGTGGTTTCAACCATCACGCTGCCTAGTTCTAAAAAGCTATCCTTGCCCATGTCAGCCACGGTAAGGCTCCGGCGATAAAACAGGCTCTGGAACCTTAGCTCCAGCCTTTTTCATTTCTTTTTCGATCTGCGAGTTTCCGCAAACTATCCAGCCAGAGTCATGATTGACTGCGACTACAGGGTCCCCTAATCGGTGAAAACCGTATATGCGCTCTTCTAACGGCACGTTTTGATCGAGCAAACCAGATCTATGAGATACCCCGATTTCAATGTTTGCTTCCATACATTTAGCCAGCCAAAACTCTACACACGCCCTGCCAGCTTCTGCAAAATGCAAATTGTGTTGATAGCTATAATCGACGCCAAAAAGATCGATCCTCGCTACTTTGTTCCAGTAGGCGAATGCTATTGTCATCGGTATGGTGTTGTTGAGGTATGCGCATTTAGTATCCTGCACCACCTCTTTTATAGGATATACGACAGCTGATGGCACACGCTCATCAAGCTCGCAGGTGTAGCAAGGTATATCACACTCTGGCAAAAACTTTTTCATCACATCGGTTTGCGCTCCCGCATCATCGGTATCAAAAAACCGACTGGCGGGGTCCAACATGAACATACGATCTGATTTATAGACAGCGGCTGCGGAGTTGACGGTCCAGACTTCATCCCATTGCATGCTGTTTTCTGCACCGATGGCATAATCTACTTGGGAGTTGCCCAGGGCAACAATCGCTACGTGAGCGCCCTGAAGCGACTCAATTTTTGGCATTAATTTACTCCTGTTCTCAGGAGGTCGTAACGATATTCGTCTCTGGTTGCACGCCCCTCGCTGAAAGTCTTCATTCTAGCAATGGCTTCTTTGAAACGCTGTTCCAATGTCGCTATGACATCGGGTTGCTCTTTAAGAAACACTGCCGCCTCTGCGAGAGAACCATAAAGAAGTGCGTCAGGGTAGTCTGTGGATAGTAATGTAGTGCCACTTTCTGCACCGGACGTTAGGGACGCCGGTTTATGCAGATAGTGGATTTCTACGTCGTAGTTTGCATCAGGCACTGGAGCAAGCTCAAATGCCGTATCATCAAACAATGAATAGTATCTAGGCCTACCAGTTGTGGTTGTATTAGGCGCAAACTCTTTAATAAAAGAGGTGTGCTTAAAATCTAAATAGTGGTAGGTGTTTGCAGATATAATCGCCACACTAAACGGCGCGTAAAAGTCAGAGGGCGTGGCTAAAAATCTATTGCTAGAAGTTACCTGGCCCGTGACGTTCTTACGCTGTTTTGGTAGCTCAACAAGCTTGAATATACGTTGTTCTGACTCTTGAATAAAAGTGGGCAGATTGTTAACAAATGTAGTCTCTGTACACTCTAAGTAGTCTTGTATTGCAGTTTTTAATGTCGCTAACGTAAAACTCATGATGTCGTTATGGTTACCTCGCCAACACTTACAGTAAGCTCGTAAGTGTCAAGTTTAGTGCCAAGTATACCTTTGTCTACATTTGTATACAATACAAAAGACTGATTGAATTCTGATACCTCTGGTCGAGCGTTACGAATAGCCTGTGGATCTGCTGGCTTAGGCTTGGGATCTAATTGTGGGTGTTTGGGTGACCATTGATCTGGACCCACAATCAGACCATTCCAAGTTTTTTTCATCTCGCGTCGCTTGTAACGGAACCCGGTGATGTCGCAGATCCCGTAAGCTTCTTTTCCAGATGCGAATGCCATTATGCTGAGTTATACCTATTTAAACTTGGGGTGATTCTCAAGGACGTGCGCGGTTCATCTTGTGATAAAGCCCTGGTAAATTCTTCTTCGTAGACCTGTTTTAGCATGCCTGTCCTTTCCGGCGCTTTTTTCATGCTGATGTAATAAGCAAGCCCAGCTACAAAACAAGGGAAAAATCTGAATGGCATATCTACTGTGTCTACAGCTCCATCAACATCATCCATACGGGTCAAGACATTAAGTCTTACAGTGTAAGTGCTATTTTTATCAGGCACTGGCCAAACCGTAATCGTTGGAGTTGTTTGTTTGTTAACAAAAACTTGATTAGGTTTTCCGCTTGTCGTTTTGACGCTTAGGTTTGCATATTCTGCGCGACTAATTTTATTTAGAGGGAAGTCTGTAGTTTCGTTGTTAATAGTCTCTCGAATATATGCATCCAGCACATCGATAGGCGCTGTGGCATTAGTCGAATCGATGTTATAAGTAGAAGTATCTTTAACCATGGTTATGTCTACTTCTTTTATCGTCCACTGATTTAGGCCCCGGTTAGCCCATTCTGCCAGCATGAGGTTGGCGCTTCTTTTGGCAGTGCGTAAATCATAACCAGTGCGGAGCTCCAAGCCGCATCGCTCGAAAGCCTCTTCGATGTACTCCGATACATCTGGTTCAAAATTTTTGCTGCCGGATAATGCCATTTAATCCTCGTATAAATTATTAAAAGTTATTGCCGGATCCAAATAACTTTCATGTCCCTCTGCGCTATGCGCCCACTGCGATGGTTTGAAGTCCGGTGCGCCTTCACCTGTAACCCACAAAGCTGGGCTTGTGGCCCTAACACGGTTGTTAGGTAACGCAACCAGATTGCCTTTCCATTCACAATCTTCAGTAATATATAATACATGAGATTGCTTATGTTGTGCAGGATCGTCCGCAATGTCTGAATCGGTGTAGTCAACCGTAAACAAATATTTAGCTTGATAAAACTCACCATCTATTTTTGCAATCCACGGTGAAGAGCTGACACGGTCCATAACGGTGACCGCATGATGTCTCGATTCGCAATCCCAAGGTTGTGCCAAATGATCTTCCATGGGTTTTGGAAACTCTTCTAATGGCATGTCAAAAACCAGGCCTTGGATGGGCATACGCGCCCACATAGCGCCGCCGTGTACATTTTCTTCATCCCAATCTTCACAATCTGCCTCGCAGCCTGTAAAAACTACCTGAAAACTTAAGGAGCGGTCTGGAATAGTGTTAACGGCTATCGCTAGAGCGTGTATGTATTCATCATGATACTTTTCATGATTGTGGGTAAACTCCCGCCTCACCCAACATTTAAAGTGCGGGACGTTACTTATAAGGTAGGACATAGCTTACCTTTTTGATTTTCGGTTCATCGCTCCGCCTTTGGATTTACGCATGATGCGTCCGCCTTTCGACTTTTTCATCATAGCTCCACCCTTAGACTTCTTCATAAGAGATCCGCCTTTTGATTTTTTCATCATAGCGCCGCCCTTAGATTTTTTTGCCAACTTAGTGATCGCTTGATTTACGCCATTACGTTTGGTTTTTTTCATCATGGCTCCGCCTTTCGACTTTTTCATGAGAGAACCGCCCTTTGATTTACGCATCATTGCGCCACCTTTGGATTTCTTCATCATGGAACCGCCTTTCGATTTTTTACCTATGGCATAACCTTTGGTTTTTCTATATGTCATATCCGCTCCTTAAATACGCCCAAACAAACCCATGTTTGAGCTTTTTGTTATTTTACCACCACTTGCAGCAAATGTTTTCACATTAGTGGGTTTGCCGCCCACACCTTGTTTTTTTGCCCGCTTTCTGCGAACCGCTGATTTAATTTGTGATTTTGACATTCTTGCTGCTTTGGCAGCTGGTACACACTTGGGGTACTTTCGTTTGCGGTCTTTTTCTAACTTTGACCTACCACACTTTGCGTAGCCACCGCCCTTTTTAGGGGCGCCTATGTCCACCCAATCTTGTTTAAACCACTCGGTAAGGCCACCTTTAGGCTTTGCCATGTTGCCTCCTGATAGCCTCTTTGCCTTTTTTAAACACGTTAGCTATGCCAGTTTTACCCATCACTTTGGCACGCTGCTCGCCTACTGTAAGTATTTGTATTTTACGGGCAAACGGTTTTTTAATTCTTTTGACTTTTCGCACGGTGGCATCAGCATCTTTCATGGTTGCAAATTTAATGCTGACGGTGTCTTTAGGGTTTTCGTCTGTGTAAAGCCTTCTACCAGATCCCTTTGGCTTCTTTCCAATGCCTACTTTGGGATCTCTTTTCTTTTTCATTTTCTTTTGTATTTTGCACTTTTGCGTTTTGTGCCATCAGCTCTTTTTATCAAACCTCTAGCTTTTGCTTGTGCGCGTTCACTAGCACCAAGCTTTTTGCCCTGCTTCATTTTACGTTTGATTGTGCTTGCTTTGGCAACCATTATGAACGTGGCACTCTGGTTTTTTTGCGCTTGCTATCCATCATCGCGCCACAGCCACGCCCTTGAACCATAACCGTACCGCCTTTAGCCATGAAACCCATGCGGTTCCTTACTTTAGTTGGTAATTTTGGCAGACCCTTGTTGCCTTTGGGTATTGGTTTGAGTGAAACCTCACCACCTTCAGCTTTTTTGGCTCCCTTATACTTGCCGCCCATCTTCTTATATTGAGAAACCATATAAGCATTTGCGTAAGCACTTGGGTACACATCGAATTTTGCTTTAGCTTTTGCTTTCGCCTTTCGATATAAGGATGGGTTTGCCACATTAGCTGGTACGCTACCGCCTTTTTTCATCTTGATCGCGCCTAGAGTTTTAGCTTGTTGTGCATGTGTCTTGCTTGCTTTCTTCAATCCTTTAATTACTTTGTTTAGTTTTTTTTGTGTCATTATCTCATCCTCCCGCCTCTTCCTCGCATTCTGCCCGCAGGTGCCATTTGCATAGGCGCTGGCATAACCGGCACAGGCATAGGTGCTGCTATTTGCGGCATTGTAAACTTAGGTAGCGATGGCATTGGCATCGGCGCAGGCATAACTGGAGCAGGCATAACTGGCGTTGGCATAACTGGAGCAGGCATAACTGGAGCAGGCATCGGCATCGGCTCTAGCACTCTTGTTGGTATCGGCTCACGGACTGGTAGCGCTCTCATTATCGGATCTGGTATGACTGTTGGCGTCGCTATCACCTCTGGCATCGGAGGCATAATTCTTTCTATCGATGGTGGTTTTACTGGTATTCTTTCAATTGACGGCGGTTTTATCGGTATCTTTTTTGGCGTGCCAGGACCTTTCGTCAACTTCTTTCGTCCACCCACGTCTTGGGGTGGCAAGCTTACGACGGGCCTGCCTTTCGGCACTATCGGCATATCTGGTCTTTCGCCCACGTCAATATTCAGATTGGCGATTCTTTCTTTTATCGCCTCTACATCTATGTCGGGTAGTTTGATATTACTGGGAACCATACCGCCTGCGACGTTTATTGCTGGTGGTATTCGTGGCCCAGCTGTTCCTAGAGGAAACTCACCAGAACCAGTGCCGCCAAGCGTTCCTATTCTTGGTTCTGCCACAGCCATGACTGGACCAGGCGCAGGCACAGCTGCTTGTCTAGCTGCTAGTTGTTCTTGTAACTCTGCAATTTTAGCCTCTAAGCTTGAAATTTGCCCCGCGAAATCGGGCATGGGCGCACGTTGTCTACGCCTAAATCTTGGCCTAAACCCACCGAAGAAACCGCCTCCCATGCTTGAGCCGCCCTGCATCATAGGGTTGAACGGAGGTGGCATAAACCTACCTCCGCCGAACCCACCAAATCCGCCCAAGGGGGGAAACATCGGGCGTCTTAATCCTCCAAATAAACCGCCTATACCGACCAAAGGCTGCATAGGCATTGCTTGGTTTCTAAAAATCGCCACGATTACTCCTTAGTCGTATCTCTTAATCATCTCCAAAATAATAGAGTAACTGTCGCCGCTGGAGTGACCCACAGTTGTGAAGTCAATGTCTCCGGTTTTGCCAGATCCAGCATTATTTGGGATAGCCGTAAAGTTATCGTAATATTCATCGCCGGTTGCGTCTGCCGGTATGTGTGTTAGCAAGACGTTTGTTGAAGCATCAAACTCTAACTTAACGCTCATTCCGACCGTCATCCAATAAATTCTTTGGATGTGTACCTCAGTGCAGGCTTGTCCGGCAGAGTTTGCAGCTAAGGCAGATACATCTACCTTTTTAACTGCCGACTCGCCAGTGCCGTCTGACACGTTGGTGAACCGCATGACGACGTTTCTTTCGCCGTCTTGAATAGTTTGGGTAGTTACAGCATCAGCCATATCTCACCCCCTACAGTTCAGTTACCGCAGTGCGTTCTTTGTGTGCGCCAATGTAATCAACGGTCAAAGTTTTCGCAGCGGCAGCACCATTTTGTATACCAAACGATACGGTTAACTCTTCATCGTCTGGAGCGTTAGTGCTTACTACCGTGCCAGCTAACACGTTGTTTTGGAAAACGTGAAACTTCTGATCTTTTGGATCATAAACAAATCCAATAGTCATGAAAGTGTCGTCAGCCAAAGCGTTCGGCAAATCCAAAGTAGATTGCGTGCTATCTTTTTCAACGACAAAAGTAACAGTTGTGGCGCCATCAGACTTCAGGAAGAAGATGCCGTCGGTTACATCTAACGGGCTTGTATCCGTAAGTTGTAAACCAGCAACGATATCAGTTTGCGTTGCATCGTTGGTTTTAAACCTCATATTGAACGCTAACTGCTTACCAGCTTCATACTTGAAGCCTTCTTTAACTAGTTGCAGAAAGTCATTGTCGTTGTCGGCATCATCGTTAGTGATTAACAATAAACCGCCATCGCCATCTGCTAAAGCCTCACTAGCATCGCCAGATCCGCCTTCAGTTGTTGTAATTGTCCAATCGGACGCTAGATAAGTATCAAAATCATTAAAGTAACTATGATACTTTTGGGGTGCGGGCATTTTTAATTTACCAAGTGTTCCATCAGCTGAAACATTAGTAACTCCGCTTGTAAAGTGTGTTGTCATACTACAGTCCTCCTAAATTAGACCAGCAACCGGCCCATCCGATTGCCATAGAGACTCTGTCAGTATACCACTAAAAACCTAAAAACAAATAAAAAGGGCCGAAGCCCTTTCTTATCCGTAAATTTTTTGGTAGGCCTCACCTCTACCAGCATTCACAATCTGTCTTTTGTATTTTTTGATCATGGTTTTTGCAGCATGCTGTTGGGCTGATGTCCATTGATCTTGCCTCGCAAGGCTTTTGCCGAAATTGCTGTCTGTCCCGTTGAAACCCACCCCATCTTCTTCAAACGCTCCGTCACACGCACCCGCGACAACAGAAACAAAATCCTGTAGTGCAACCACCACATTTGCAGGCAAAGGCTTAGGCGACTTTTTGAATACTTTTTCCACGGACTCCACATCTATTGCTATCTCCTCAATACTGACGTTGTTTTCAACCACGTTGTCTAAAGCCTTATCTAGCACTTTTTGCTTGCTAACAAGCACTTCAGCCAACCTGGCGTCGATTGAACCATCAACAACCAAGTGTTGGACCAGCACTGAGCTGTCCTGACCAATTCTGTGGCATCGATCTTCTGCTTGTGACACGTTACCAGGCACCCAATCAAGCTCCGCAAACACTACGTGACTTGCAGAAGTCAGGGTGATTCCTACACCCGCAGCACCGATGGTACCGATGAACACATCAGCGTTGCCAGCTTGGAAAGTGTCCACAGAGTTTTGTCTGTGAGCTTGCGTGCAGTCGCCTGTAAGAGTAACCACAATCTTACCAGCTGCCTCTAAGCCTTCTTTAATGCCGTCAACAACGTCTTTGTGATGAGCCATAACGACCACTTGATGGTCGATATCGGCTACGTGAGCTACTACATCAGCTACTTTCGCCAAAGCAGTATCGTGACGCACACCTGACATACGTTCAAAATCTACATCTTCTGAGGATGTTTCTGTAACCGCATCTGCAAGAGTCTCAAACTCTTTTTTTATCTGGTCACTATAATGGTTACTTGGCAACACGATGATCTGACGTACCTTTTCAGGAAGCTCTTTTAATACTTCGTCTTTTTTCCTGCGGATCATAAAGGATTGACGCAACAGTCTTTGCAGCTCATCTAGGTTAGAGGCTCCGTCAAAATGCCAGCCAAATCTGTCTTTATATGCGCTGGCATATCTACGACCAAACTTGAAAAAGTTACCAAAAGTAACAGGGTCAAGATAACCAGCAATCGGCTGTAGTTCGATAGGACGGTTTGTAATTGGTGTCCCGGTCAATACAACCTTGCGGTTTGCTTTGATTCCTACAGCAACGCCGGTTCGCTTGGCTTTTGGATTCTTTATGTAGTGCGCCTCGTCCATGATAACAAGGTCCCAAGTGCGTGCGCTGATTGTATCTTGGTGCTTAGTTAACACATCGTAGTTAATAATAACCACATCAGGCGTCTCAGGAATCTGCTCACCACCACCGTTGACGATCTGAATGTCCCGCTCCGAAACCAACCATTTGTTCATTTCGTTCTTCCAATTGATCTTGAGAGAAGCTGGACATACAACCAAAACAGTTTTTGGAGCTGTAGCATTGATCACGCCGATAGCTTGTATGGTTTTACCTAGACCCATTTCATCACCGATCAACGTAGATTGACGCTGTGTCGCATAAGCGATGCCAGCTTTTTGATACGGAAGATAAGACAGTCCAGCCGGGACCGGGATCTCGATGTCTGCATCGACAGCCTGAGAATCAGCAATTGCCTGATCGTTGTCTCTGAGGCGGGTAACTACCCACTGGTCATCGACCTTGCGTACAGAGTAACCAGCGGCCTTGACTGCTGCTTTACGCTCGCGCCATACCTGCCAAAAGTCTGAGTTAGGCTTGGCAGTGCTGATGAAACGACCATCTGTGTGGACCGTTTCTGCTGACCAATCTAGTTTCAATTCCATTTTTGTCTCCGGTACTGCGTATCTATATTGTTAATATACACATTACCGTGTCCGTGTGCAAGTTTTTGTACATATGTATTTAGGCATAAAAAAAGAGGGCCGAAGCCCTCTTTCTCAGTAGTTGAGTAATAAACCCTACTGTTGGTTCAATTAAGCACCTTGCGAGCCAAAGATTCCTCTCCAATCAGAGAAACCAAAGCTGTAACGCTCTCTAGCCTTATATCTAATGTTGCCAGTCGTAAAGTCTGGTTCCATTGATGTTTCCATTGCTGTTCTTTGGAACATCTTAAGGCCTTCACCTGACTCAGTGACCGTAGTCAATAAGAAATACGCATCAGGGTCATTTAGGTAATGGTTAACTGTGTAACCACCTGGAACGACGCCAGTATTTCTAATTGCATTTAGGTCATTGTCAGCTGTTCCAGTTCTACCGGGTGAGTTGAGAATCCTATCAGCAACAAACACTAGCTGTGGTGGAACCACAAGCTTTGTAGCCTGCACTGAGATCGTTAGACCTCTGTCATCAGTAAAAGTGGAAATATCAATCAGATTATCTTCGAGACTAGTCTCGTTCAAGTCTGCCATGGTTGTTGCTCTGTTCGCAGCAGTTCCACCACCCGCAAGTGGGTGAGCTGTATTGATTAGAGAAACGCCATCGCCACCTGTGAAAGATGAGCTGAATGCGTTGTTAAGTACGTCCGCGCCCTTCACTTCTTTGGTGTGAGCCATAGATTGTGCAAGTGCTTTTACATACCTTTTACCAAGAGAATCATAAAGATTGTCTTCAATTGCTTCTTCAGTCAAAGCAAAAGCAAGCGCGACAGTGTCGTGCGTATACCTTGCTGTGAAACCTTCATTAGCATTATCGAAAGCAACCCCTGCTCCCTCTGTTTTTGTCGGTGCGCTACCGAAGCCTGTGATTAAGACCTCTTCCTCGAATGCTCTCTGACTGTCCTCGACACTGAAGATATCAGCATATTCCTGACCTCCATAACTGTCGTATGACATACCAAATAAGCTATTAAGTCCGGGTTCTAATTCCTTGGCTAATTGCGCTCTTGAAATCGCCATCTAATTAACCTCCTTAAGCTAACCCGGCACTTTTCGCACCGAATATATGGTTTTGGATTACAACGTATACGTTGGTTGCATCCGATGAGACATCGTCGTTGTCAGGATCTTCTGAAATGTCGATTGCCTTAACAGACAAAGTCGCTCCAGTTCCACCGTCAGAGACGTTAAGTTCAGCACCTGAAATACCAGTAGTGGTATTACCAGATGTCGTATACACAATGTCAAAATTACCAAACAGGTCTGCAATTGGGAACGCTGCGTTGCACTGTATCTCGAAAACGACATTTGGATCGTCAATAATAAACGCTATTATGTCCGATGCATTTGTCGATGCGGGATAGTGGTTGCTAAACACTTGTTCGCCAGTTGTAGGGTCCGTGAATTGGCATCCATTAAATACGCCTACGATGGGAACAGTCCCACCATCAGCGTGAACCTCAACGGTTCCACCAGTGACTTGAGCTACCATATCGCCTTGAAATATTGCTGTTCCGTAGTTCGCGGCTATACGATATCGACTCTGTCCACCAGTGTAAGGGCTTCCACCAATCATTTTGACTGGTTTCATGCCGAAAGCGGCATCTTTATTAGCCATGATACACTCCTATCATTGTTTACCGAAGGTCACCTTGGTATCCCTTTGAGGATCGTATTTGACGTAACGTCCATCTTTGCGTGAATCATTGAAAACCGTATTGTCTAAAGCTTCCACTTGATCTACGTTTTTTTGTTGATAGTACGCATTACGTTGTTCGACCATCTCAGTGGGCATTTTGCCCAAAATCAAACCTTCATTGTTAATAATGCCAGTAGACTTGCCTACCTCAACGGTTGACATGTGCTGCCATTCAGCAGGAAGTTCTTCTAACTTAACCAGTTCCCATCCTTCACGGATACGTCTTGATACGTTAGATCGATCTTCTTCGCCAAGCATTGCACTCCTAATCCACCTGTAGGTCATACCCGGTGGTGGAGGTGGAGCTTCTAAGCTTCTAACTGGCCTCCATGGTTTACTACGAAGATTATTATCGTGAGCTTCGGATTCACGCGAGTTTCGATTCGTTACTTTCTTTTCATTAGTTGTCATATTGCCTCCCTTTGAGCAATTTTTTGCTTCTCTTGAGCTACTCGTTTCAACCAGTCTTGTTCAGACATGTTGTGCGGTTTTAGCCCTCGAAGGCGCTCGACTTCTGACTTAGAGAAAGTTACGCCGTTCTTTTTACTACGTGTTTGTTGACGACTTCCAACGGAAGCGGATGCGACTCTTTGCACGGAGGGTCTGCTATCCTTTTGACCGTCACCCTCACTTGCGGATTGCAAGTGCGGATAAACTTTATAAATTCGGTTATTAAGCTCACCATAGTAGTCCTCTGAGTCAGGCTCATATCCTTCATTGATAAGCATATTGTGTTGGAAAAAAGCAAACTGAGTTGCTTCTAAATTACCTGGATCTTCCTGATCACCGTACCATTGGTTATTTTCATACCAGCTTAGAGCCTCTTGTGTGGGCTGAACCGCTTCTTCTTGTTGTCCGGCTGGCTGTTGTTGATATAAAGATGGATCTACTTGCTGCGCTTGTGGAGCTTGTTCTCTTTTGCGCTTCGCAACCTTAATCTTTTCTTTTTGGATCCTAAGATCACCTTTTAAGTCATCTGCTTTGCTCATTAACTCAGCATCACCAGATTCTACAGCGCGCTTGTATAGATCCGCAGCTTCGCGCTCTTTGGCTTCTAAAGCTTCTTCTTCTTTTTGTAAAACCGTATCTTCTTGCGCCTGATAGCTTTGCTGATAAGCAGTTAGCTGTTCTTGTTGTTGACGCGCAATCTGCTCGAAATATGCAGCTCGCTCTTCAGCGGCTTTCACCTGAGCATTCTTTTTGTTGATTCGTTTGCTTACACTTTTAGTGTAATTATCCAGCTCGTCGTCTGGGCTGGCAGTTTGTTCAGGCTCGACAGCAGCATCCTCTTGGATGTCTACTTCGATTTCTTCGACTTGGTTTTCTTGGTTTTCGTTGTTTTCAATCATGGTTACACGCTCATTATATCATCTGGATTAAGGATTGTGGCTATGACTTCGTCGTCATTAATAATTCTGACTTCAGCACCGTCTTCGAGTTTGAAACGAGAACCAGCGTAACGGCCAATCATCACCCATTGCTTTTCACAGCACCATGGCGTGTCGCCAAAGCGATTTTTGTCGTTATAACACTGAGGTCCCATCGCCACAACATAAGCAACAACAGTCGCCAAAGACTCTCTTTCGACGGTTTCACTTGTCAAAAGAATACCGCCCTTACTTGTGTTTTTACCGCCATATGGCAAAACCAGCATCCGCCAGCCTGTTGGCTGAGGCATTCGCTCTAACACTGATTTATCTAGTAGGGTGGGATCGAGGACTCTATCGTCGGAATCGACGTAAGCGTCTACGATTGCTTTTTTTGCTTGTTCAGACATTCGTCACAGTTCCTTGTTATATTCTTTTATCTCCGATTCGATATAGTATAACGCAGAAAGCTCGCCTTGCAAAAATTTATAATGTTCTATACTTTCTAATGCTCCCGACATAAGTGTCTCGCTAATTTGCGATTCACGATCTTTGATGACTTTTTTGATTTTGTCGTGAAGCGTAAGATCGTCCATTCTATCTGACTTTAAATTTCAAACCTTTGGTTGCGGCGCCCTTGCCTTTCATATCGACAATTTTTTCTACGCCAGCGTTTTTCATTTCGCCATCAACCATCTTTTCGATAGTTTTTTTCTTGAGTTTGTACTTTGTGTATCCTTCCATAATTAATCCTTTTTCTTAGCTGGTCTGCCGCGCTTCTTTGGCGCTTGTTTTTTCGCAGCAGGCTTTTCTTCCTCTACGACTGGTTCTGGTGCAGGCTCTGGCTCTACTGGTGCCGGTTCGCCTTTTGCTATACGAGCTAATTTTTTAGAAATACGAGCTTCGTTCTCTACATCGGCTTTTGCTTGTTCTGCGATTTTTGCAGATAAAGCTTCAGCTTCTGCTTCACGCTCTAATTTCTTTTGCGCTTTTAGCTCTGCTATTGCTTCTTTTTTATAACTAGTTGTCATACTTTCTCCTTGATCTTATCCCCTCATTTTTTGCTCTAACTCAAGGAGTTTTAGATCTGCTTGCTGTTGCAACCTTTGCAACGCAACATCAAGTTTATCATCAGCTACGTTTTTTTGCACATTTATACGTTGCTTCTGTATTTCGTTCTCAAGAATCTTTTCTTCTGCACGTTGATTCTGTCGAGCTTCAAACTGAGATTGCTCTTGATCAAGCTCTTTATCTCTCAGCTCTACTTCTGCTTTTCTGATCTCTACTAATGGATCCTCTGAACCTTGCCCGATTGATTGTAAAAACTCGGCACTGAGTTGAGCCATAATTGGTGCAGCGAATTGATCGAGCAACATTTGTATTTGTTGCGCAGCTTGTTGCTGTTGATCTATAGGCAGTTGTTGCAATTCTTGTTGCACTTGGCTGATTCTTTCCATCGTCTCTGGCGGGATTTGTTCTTGCGCCAGCTGTGCAGCCAAAAATTGTAGATGCTGCATAACATGGCTTATGACCATTGCTTGTATCTGGGGGTTTTCTTTGACCACTTGTGTAAGAAACAAAGCTCTGTGCGTTTCTACGTGAGCCGTATGGTTTTGACCCTCGAAAGCTTGCGCCGGTTGTCCCATCAAGAAACCACTGTTTTCCAAACCTGCATCGATTGGTCGTGGGGTCATGTCAGGAGGTGGCTGCAACAAGGCTTCTACATTGTCTACTCCCAACGCGCCATACATGCGCCTGTAAGCTTCATAGATGCCGTTTGGACCATGCACCTGTGGGTTTGATTGGACCATCTGCAAAAGCTCTTGTGCGAGCGTTATGCGCTGACTCTGACTGAAAATGTTTGGATCTGAAACCGGGATGACATCGATACGATTGTCAAAATCAGTTACTTTTATCTCTCTTGGGCCTGTGCCTGTTTCATATGCATATTCGGGCGGGAGGTATTCGCTGAAGATTTTTGATAACAGCTGAAACTCTAATCGTTGTGCGTAGTGCAATCTTTTGTGTATAGCACTCATGACTTTGGTGCCACGCTCTAGCAAAGCTACAGTTGTTCCCACCGGCATAGCTTGATTCATGTCACCGATGTTCATATCAGCGATAGCAGCGAATCTTTTTCCTGAGTCTACAAGGATGCCTAACAAGCTCATCAACACGTTGCTAGGTTCTTTGATAGGTAGCGGGATTAAGTTTTCTCGTAAAGATCCGCCTGTTGTATCTATATCTCGAAACTCACCCGGTTGTAGCGGTTCATCCTCATCTCGGATTCGCATGCCTCTGGCTTTGAAACCGGCAGGCAGATTGGCTAAGGTTCCGGCATCAATTAACTGTCTCAATATAGAGGTAGAAGCTTGTGACAGTCCTCCAATCATGTGCGAAAGACCTAAGCCATAGAAACCTAAACCGGGTAAAAACTTGTATTGTACAAAATAGTTTATTTTGTTTTTGTAGGGGTCTCCCTCTACATAGTTACGGCGTATAGATAAAACCGTTTGAGAAGACTCATCTATCGTGACTATATAAGGTAATTTCAATCCGGTTGGGTTGCCTTCCTGGTCTACGTCTTCAAAGCCCGCCAAATCTAAAATTGTGTGTACTTCATAAACAGTATGGTCCCTATCTTCTGCATAAGACGGACTCATTCCCTCTATCTCGTCTATTTCTTTTTGAACATCATCATCATCAGGATCGTATGAGCTAGACTTGATTTCAACGTCTGCATAGAAGCCGGATAGTTGTTGTTTTTTTATTTCATTCCGCGACATGTTTATAGCGTGAGTGACCCTTTCGGCACTGCTAATGTCAGATGCCTCGTATGGGACGATCAGATCTTCAGGCGCCACAAATTTAGATACTGCCCGATTAAGCACATTGTCGTAGTAAATCTTTTTGAAGGCCGAGCCAGCTAACGGTAAGTAGAACAGCAACATGTCCAGTTCTGGATCGTAATCTTGCATCACATTCATAATGTAGAAGTTCATAAACTCCTGCACACGATCTGCTTGCGCTTCAGTTTCTGCGGTTCTTTGACCTACAAGTTGTGTCTTCACCGGACCTTTAGCCGGTAGCATTTCTTTGTACGCTTGCGCCTGAAACTGTGTGACGGCCTCTGCAAGTATGGGGTGTATTACTCCACTAGAACCCTCAAACGGCTCTGATCTAGCTTCATCAAACTTCATGCCTAGATACTTCAAGCCGTCTACATAAGTCTTTTCCCATTCGCTGCGTGATTCTTTGTCATGTTGGATGCTCGATAAAATGTCGCCTGACACTTTTTGCAGCTCACTGTCATCTATAAAGTCGACTAAGTTAGCATCGAATGCCATAGGGTCTGCTTGCGGCTCATCGGCATCGATTTCATCTCCGACAAGTATTTCTTCTTCAGTGACTAATATTTCTGCCGCTTCACGAATTTGATCTTGTCTGGTAGGCTCTGGAAAAACCTCAATCGCATTGCCTCCCACGTTCACGTCTGGGTTGTCTTGCGTGCCTAATTGTCGTTTTTCAATAGCCATAGTTTTTCAGTTTAACACTTCTCGCCGGTTTTAATAATAAACCGTGCGTTTACGTGGTAGTAAATCTGCCTCCATTTGATAGTCTTCATCTAACGATACGAATCCGCCTTGTCTAAATCTCATAAGTGCCATTGTAGCAGAGTCACAATAGTCGTCATGATCGCCGTATGGGAAAGATGCCATTTCTTCGATAACCTCATCTGCAAATTGGTCTTCAGTAGCCCAAACCATACCCGATTCAAAGATAGGCGCTACTGAGTTCATCCTCGCTATTTTATCTTGGCCTCGGCTTGGGGTGTAAGATGTTACCGGAATACCCATACGTCTGAGTTCTTGCGTAAGCGGAGTGCCGCTTGCTTTTGCCTCAATTAGAATACAATCAGGCTCCCAATATTTGTATTCTTCCCAAGCAAGCTTTTTAAGCTCTGGGAAGTCAACTCTTACCCGCTTTGCATCTAATAATATAATCTGATCTGCCTCACCATCAGACGGGCTGAATATCGCCCATGTAGTAATCGCTGAGTAGTCTGCTGTCTCTTTTTTACTGAAGGCAGTATCGTAACTTTGTATCACATAGCTGTATCCTGGCACTTCGCCTTCCCATGTCTGCCACCACTCTCGCTTTACGATAGATCCTTCCTCAGCTGTTGGGTTTTGTAACCACTGAGAGTTCCATTTTGATATGGGGAGAGAGGCTTTTACTGACAAGAGTTCTTCTTTCTTCCAAAACTCCGGCCATAGAGGTGTGTCAGATTCGGGCATGATTGCAGGAAACTCCACCACCTCCCATTGATCAGCGTTCTCTTCACCCTGCTTTTTCAGAACCTTGCCAACCAAGTCTTTAGTAGACCAACGTGTCATCACTATTATGATAATGCCACCTGGTTGCAGACGTTGTCGCGGACCAGATGTGTACCATTCGTAAGCGCTTTCCATGGCTGTGGGCGACATGGCATCTTGCTCTGAATGCGGATCGTCAATAATAAGTAAATCGGCGCCTCGACCAGTGATTGCACCACCGACACCGGCTGCGAAGAATTCACCTTCTTGGTTACTGGTCCATCTACCAGCTGATTTGTTATCAGCCTGTAGCTTTAGATCTGGGAAGATTGTGCTGTATTCTTGGCTGTCGATTATGTTTCTGACTTTACGTCCAAATCGAACCGCAAGCTCTGCTGTGTGAGTCGTTTGTATAATTTTGAGATTACCGCGCAAGCCCATCATCCAGCTTGGGAAATAGGTACTCGCAAACTCAGACTTAGAGTGCCTAGGGGGTAAGCAGACAATAAGTCTCTTGAGTTTGCCTTGCGCGATACGGTTGAATTTTTCCCCGATAATCTTGTGGTGACGACCTTCAATAAAGTCTGGCCACAAGTGCTTCAGGTAACTTATAAAATCTTTCTGACAAGCTTCTTGCTTTTTAAGCTGCTCAAACCGATTGAGCAGAGCAACGGCTTCTGCTTGATCCTGCTGCGACAGGATGTCAAAGTCTTTAAGAGAAAGATCTCCCATCAGACTTCATACCAATCCTTTTCCTGCCACATAAGCGCTTCTGCTTCTCTGCGCCTTTCCAGTCCCGGTAAAACAACCTTTTCACCATTGACAGTGCCTTTGTTCCATCGGCGTATTTGTGCAGGTACTTCGTTGTATTTTCCTTCGTTCAGGACCCGCCTCAAAGTTGAGCTGGAAAGCGAACCACTGCCTAAGTTGTAGGTGAATGAAACTAAACTGTCGAATTGATGCTGCTCTAGCGGCACTTCGATCAAGCTGTTGACGTAACCTTCGTACTCTTCAAGCTCATGATCTAGACGTTCTTCTGCCTCCTCAAACGTCATGGTGGTGTTTTCATCGACACCTTTTATAAAACCGTAGCCACAAGTCCAAATTCCTACAGCGTCTTTGTAAGAATGACAGATGCCGTCTTTTTGCGGACATCCTTCAAACTTCTTGATAAGGGCTTTGCCCTCTTCACTAATCACTCTCATATCTTTCATATTATTCTCCCCATGTGCCGTCGTCTTTGACTCTGGCAAGTTTCTTACCGCCAAAATATTCAACGGCATGTCCTTCGTTAACAAGTGTTTTGCAAATGTCAGCACCGTCTTGATCATACGGTATACCAAGGATCCTGCCGTACTTGCCTTTGCCAAGCGACTTGATCTTGAATCGTCCAATGCATAACTCCTTTAGTCTTTCTTTTGCTTTCAGGCCTAAAGCCTTTTCTGCAAGATTTCTTGTTCTAGATTCGGGTGTGTCAATTCCGTGAAGACGAACACGCTGTTTGGTTAAATTTACATCGAATCCAAGCCGGAGCGTTATATCAATCGTGTCACCGTCAATTACCCTTTCAAGCTCGGCCTCATAAACGTATGCTTCTGGGGCATCACTCATCTGGCTTCTCCTCTGTTTCTAAATCTTTATCTTGCTCCCTATAATACTCTATTATCGCCAGCACATTAGTAACGTATCGTTTAAGCTCTGCCATGTTCATGCTAAGGCTTTCATAACCCTGCGTCGATAATGCATAGTAGGGTTCAGCTGGCGCCTTGCCTTCTTTGACCAGCTGTAAATATTCCTCCATCACCTCTGGCGTAAGCACACGCCACTTTATGTCTTGCAGGTTTACCTCTAAAGGCATAGGAGGGTGGTACATCGGAGCAGGCAAAGTAATTGTTTTGATCTCCACAGGAGCAGTGCGTGGTTGAAACAAAGAGCAACCACTAACAACAAAAACTAAACTAATTACTAGCAGGTGCCTCATCTGTACTCTCAAACATGTTTGGATCTGTTAATTCTAAAAACTCTGTTTTTACTTTAGCTGTGCCTTTGTTAATTATGTTTTCTATCAGCCCCGGCTTTGCCATTGCCAGATTGTTTAGGCTGTGGCGTTGAAAGGTATTTCTGAGTTGATTGACTTCGCGCACCGCTTCTTGATTCTGCGCGTTGAGCTGATTAATTTGCTCTGTCGTTTCTTTTTGCTTGGCTAGGTAGTTGTCTATGCTGGCGTTTTGTTCTTCTATTTTACCTTCTAATAAAATTGCATTTGCTTTGAGCGTAGAGATTTCTTTCGCCTGCATTTGTACGAAAAACCATAGACCGGCGGTTACTATTAAGAGTAATCCGGTAGAGACTGCTGCAAATTTGAATCCCATGTGTATACGTTTAATGCCTCGCTTTTACCTTTCACTTTAATCGGTTCTAATGATTTTAACAAATATTTGCACTTTTGTGCAGTATTGTATCCAATTAAAATATCTACGCCTGCTTCCTTCGTTGCGCTCTCTAATCTGGCCGCTACATTTACAGCGTCACCGATAGCCGTGTAATCGAATCTTGTGTCCGATCCCATATTGCCAACCACTGCCTCACCACTGTTTACGCCTACGCCAATAGCAACATGAACCGGGAGCTTTTCATTTAACTCTTTGACTCTTTCTTGTATGCGTATGGCAGCTGCGACTGCTCTATTTTCTTGTTCTGGAAGATCTAAAGGTGCCGAGAAGATGGCCATACAAGCATCGCCGATAAATTTGTCAATGCAGCCACCAGCACGTTGTATTTCTTCTACTTGGACCGTCAAGGTAGCATTCATTACCTCAGTAACCTCTTGTGGAGACAATTTTTCACTTAATGATGTGAAGCCACGCAAATCGGTAAACAAAAACGTGCAATATCTCGTTTCACCACCTAATTTCAACAAATCTGGGTCTTTTTGAAGCTGTTTTACCTGTCTAGGATCCAAATAATGCTCAAATTGCTTCTTAATTTGCTGTCTGAGGCGGTATTGGGTGCGAAAATTCAAATAAAACGCTCCTGAAGCCGCAAAAAACTGCGAAATCAGGCTCCAAGTCACGTCTAGAAGCACTCCAGACTGTATTAGATAGATTCCAGAGTAAGCTGTGAGGCCAAATATTGCCAAAAACGATGTTACACCCCACGTAACGCCAAGTTGTGTGACTAACAACCACACAAGAGCCACAGAAAACGCAAAAATGCCCAGTTCAGCGGCGTAGGACCAGTCAGGTATGCGTGGGCTGTCTTGTATCAAAATGGATTCAGCTAGAGCCGCTTGTATTTTATGTGGCTCAAGCAATCCAACCGGGGTCGCCAGTTGCGGCATGATACCCATGGCGTCGGTGCCAATGAAAACAAACCGTTCTTTTACGTCCATTTCGGATAAATTTGTTTCGTCGGTTTTTACCCAGCTAATCCACTTGCGGCCAAGCGAGTCTGTAGGCACAGGCGGCAAACCTTGCACTACAACCTCCTGTATGCCGTTCTGATTGGTTTTAATAATGTAGGTATCAGCGCCCACCATGCCTTTCAAAACTTCCGTACCGAAAGCAGACACCCATCCATCGGGTGTTTTCATAAGCAAAGGCATGCGCCTTACCAGCTGATCGACATCCACCGGGGCAGAGGCAATACCTTGCGAAGCAGCGTTTCTCAGGATCTCTATGTTTTGCACTACGCCAGAAGCAGGATAACCGCCAATAGGCTCACCCATAATTACAGTGCCTACGGTAGCTGGGTAACCGCTTCCTGGATTCTCGTACATGGCAAGAATACTGTTACGATCTTGCAAAGATTCTGCAAATTTTTTGTCACCACCCATCCGGTCAGGCTGTGGAAACGCAACAGTCCAGCCAACACCAAAAGCTCCACGGGCCATCAATTCGGTTTGTATTTCTGCGAGTATAGCTCTAGGTAACGGCCAGCCACCCTCACGTTCTATGTCTTCTTCAGTAATGTTGAGGATAGTAAAGTAATTAGATTGTTGTTTTTCAGGGACCAATGCATCAAATGTTTTAAGCTTTAAGATCTCTAAAGGAGACCACTGCATTATAAATGGCAGTGATAATACAAACACCACTGCTATAGTTTTGAATGATGTCTTCATCCCTGCTTGATCTTTATCACAGAGCTGCCGCCACCGTTGATCGTAATTGTTTTACTAACACCATCTTGTATAAATATCACCGTATATGCGCCAGAGCCGTCTATATCTACTCTTACGTTTTCACTGACATTACGTCGCAAACTAATTTGTTGACCTTGTATAATGGTGGTGATTTGTGTTGATGGATCTTGACCAACAGAAGTTCCGGTGATGGCTATGCTTGTTTCTATCTGATCTATTTCGTCATCACTCAATGCGTCTAGATCTTCGACAATATCAAGTAAGTCTTCAAGAAAATTAACGTCCAAGAAGTTGATATCAAGCTCCTCGAAAGCAAGCTCTGCTTCTGCATCAAGATAGTCCACGTCCAGCTCGTCAAACTCCAACGCATCAAAGTCTAAGACGTTGCTTGCTTTAGATACAGATTCTTCAGCTGCAATCTCTTCTTCTTTTGGCGGTGAGACGATCAACATGTTGTCGATCAGATCCAAAGTAATATCGAGCAGTACAGGGCGAGTAGGTACGCTTTCATAAACCGAAGCAGTAGTTGCTTGATACGGTTTGTTTAGCGTGACAGTGCCAGCCCCGGTAGCCACTATAATTTCACCAGAGGCATCACCATTTGCATCAGGCAATAGAATAATCAGGCTACGTCCCAGCTCATCTACCGTGCAGGTAAAATCCGTACCTCTTATTGCGATTTGTGCGGTGGGGGTAGTGATGTTGATGCGCTCTTTATTAATAAGGCCCATCTTTGAAGTTATGAATCGTGCAGTGCCGGAAGCAAAGCGTAAACTTAACTTAGATTTGTCTGGATCTGGATTGAAGATATATTCGGTTATAACTAGCTTGCTGTGTTCTGTAAGCCTAACGACAGAATCGTCCACAAACGTAATACCGATCCTGCCAGCTGCGGTCCTTACATCGTCCATTTGCTGAACCGGGAAAGCCATGGTGACGCCATAAGCGTCATCGCGTATGATTTGCGCGTTGCCGTTTAGTTCTGAAACTTTGCCTATATCAGCAGGAAGTGCTTGTACCTTGGTCGTCTTGAATAATGCACAAAGTACCACCAGTAGAATTAGTAATGATTTTAAGCCAGTCGTTATTAAGTGTTGATTGCTGCTGTATGTTGAAAGTTCTGCTGTTTCCGGTTTGATCCAAATAGAAATACCCTCCTGCTGCGCCGTCACCATCGTATGTCAAATTATTACTATCTCCATCTATATCAAGATACGAAGTGGCGCCATCTATGTCTAACGCATAGTTTATTGTGTTTCCATCTCCATTAATAATCCAGTCAAGATCTAGCTGCGAAGCCAAGCCAGCTGTGCCATGATTTAGTGTAAAAGTGTTGGTCGATCCGGTGACATCTACGTTGTAATTCGAGCTGTCAATACCAAAAGTATTGGTTGGATCCCCTTGAATGGTGAAGGAATTTGTATCTCCGTCAAACTCAAAAAAGCCGGTGATCGAATCACCCGTTATGTCTCCGAGAAATTTATTGGTGTTACCGATTTGATTGATATCGAGGGTGAGTCCAGTCCCGTCAAGATCAAAAGCTGTCAGGGTACCGGCTACTGAGTTCAGGCCTCCGATGATATTGGAGCCGCCTAATTGTTCTAGGTCTATGTTGGCTGTTGCGCCACTTTGGTCCACGTACACTTCATTATCAGCTGCCCATGCTGATAACGTGACAAACAAAAATATTGCTGTGTAGCGTTTCATCTCCTAACCGTCCAATACTTATATTCTATTCCTTCTTTGATGGTTTGTAAAACGGCCGTCTCAATTGCAGCTTGAAGTGCAATGTTGACTGATTCATTTCGCACTACTCCACCCTCTACTTCGACAAGCTCTGTAGAATTGGCTACGAAACGAAAAACGTCATTATCAAGCGATGCACTCAATATTGTCTTAGATACTAGAACTTCCATTAACACCTTCCCGGTTGTTACGGAAACTGTTCTTAGCGAAACTTGTACAGTGTCCCTCCTGTAAGCTTTGCTCATCCCTATCCCTAAATAACGCGCACCAGCGCCTCCGCTGGTAGTGTTAGATTCGTAACCTATAACACCACCTTCCATTATAAGTCCAGCAAAGACTAAAGGTGGTAACTTTTGTTTTTCGTCAAAACTTTCACGGGTAGACCGAATCAGCTGGCGCTCTTTTGTGACGTGATCTAATCCCACGCGCTCAACGACCTGGAAAAAACCTTCGTTGTTTTTACCCGCATGTTTCAATGCGCGTATGAGATAAGCATGTGGCGCTTGTGTAATCGCTGTGCTAAAAGTTGCGAATTGGCTGTTGCTTCTACGGGCGCCGGTTTGGTCAGTGAATGATTCTCTGTATACGGCTATAACCGGAGCGCGGATGGGTGGGTCTACGTTTAACAATTCATCATTAACCAAGCTTCTGATTTCAGCTTGTTCGATTCTTTGTATGGGGGCGATGTTGTTTTCGATGGGATCCGGTATGAGGATCGTACAAGAAGCAAGCAAGTAGCTAGAAAGTAAAGCTACCGATAGGGACCGTAATCTCTGTGGTGTTGCCATCAGAGTCGGTAATCTTGAGTGTGATAAGTCCAGCTGTTTCATCTACTACATATTCTATTGTGTTTCCTAGTAATTCTATTATTCCGCTAAGGCTTGGATTTTCACCAAACAGCGCATCTACTAACTGACGTGACAGCTGCGCATACACTCTCGATTCCAAATTTCTAATAAATCTTGCAAGCGTGCTGTTTTCTTCGTCACGCGCTAATTTCTCATTATACGCTTTTATTTCAGCCTTGATCGCTTCCTTGCGATTAAACTCTTGGTTTTCAATAGTAAGATAGTGTGCAGATGTACCGATGCCAGAAAAGCTCGGAGACTTAAATTTGTGGACCATTTCGTCAGCGCTTGCAACAGAGGCATACAAAACAGAAAAGACTATAAAAATTATGCCAGACACGGCGAACCACATTTTAATTTTTTCGTCGCGTGCCTCTTGTTGTTTTTGCTTTAGGCTCGGCCTGCCTCTTTTTCTCTGCTTCATTATGTTTTTGTACAGCATCAGCTTCTCTTAGCTCAATCACTGTATTAACTTTCTCTTGTAATCGTATCATATCTTGATCTAAAAGTCTGAGTTGGTCCGTCAGGCGTATGATTGTGTCCTTCATGTCTTGGACCGCAGGATCAATTACGTTGGTGATTGTTTGCCAGACAAAGTAAACGAAATAACCTAAACCGATAACCATGACTACGGGAAAGCCAAAGTCTGCGACGAGCTTGGCTACGTCCATTAGTCGCGCCTAGCGTCTATTTTCCCGTCTTCTACAAAGTTTTCCGCACGCGCTATGCGCTGCAAGTCTGGTGGGATGTGTAACGCGCTGGATACGCTGGTGTCTATGCGTATCATATCGTTGTTCATAATAGATGCCCTAGTAATTAGCATCTTGGATATGCCTTGTATGGTTTTGATCTCATCGACCAAACCATTCATCATTTGGCGCATAACCAGAAAAATGAAGTAGCCCATAATTAGGCCGCTCGCTATCGGGAGTCCTAATTCTGCAATCAGATTAAGCTGATCTTGCATGATCTCGATCTTTCTTTAGACACACTTTACCCTCTGTGTCCTCGTAAAGAATAAATTTGTCGCCTTGCTCAAAATCGTGTTCTGATAATTTTTCCATCGTGAGTTTGTCTTCATCGTCAGAAAACTGTATGCCATACGGAGACATAGCTAACTTGTAACCAACATATGTAACTATCATTTACTCTTCGCCTTTGAAATTTTTAGAGCTGTTAGATGTTCCAGCGTACAATCCAAACCACGCAGCGCCTGCTCCTACAATAATAGAGATGAGGCCAGATTGCTCTAGTGATGGATCTGGCAAGCTCATAAACCACATAGTCGAATAATACAAAAGGAATATATAGACGGTGAGAAACAATCGAGGGAAAATACGCCAGGCATCGACAGCTCTAGCTAGATAGATCCACTTTTGATAAGGATTGATGCCACGCTCCACAGTGGTCGTGCCGACTTCTACTTCTAGCTCAATCTTTTTTTTGGTTACTTCCTCGCTCATAGCAATACTGCTACTCCGATAACCGTTGCCACGATGAATGGGTACACACCCCAGAGCAACATCTCTAATCTTTTGAATTTTTCGCTGCCGTCGTCTAAACGGCGCTGGATGTATTCATAGCGGACGGCGCACTCTCTTTGGTGTGCTTTGATTTCAGCCAGAGCTTCCACGCCTTCCTCCATCTATTTTTTGCTCGCTTTCTTTTTCTTTTTGACTCTGACTGTCTTGTAAGCCTCGTCAACATCAGGCGTCGACTCGTCGTCACCAATGTACTGGCCCTTATCGTTTCTTGCTCTTACCTTCTTGCGTTCTGTGCCAGTAAGAGTATCAACAAGTTTTGACCACCAGCTCATGATTCTTTTACAGAAGCCTCATCTTCTACTAATGTTTCGTCAGCTTGTTTTTTTGTTGTTGCAACTAAAGCGTCTTCGTGCCATTTCAGTGAGGGCATCAAATCGTCAATTTCAAACTGTAATTTTGCTATTTTATTCCGCAAACTAATAACATGATTTTTATGGTGACTTTGTTCTGGCGTAAGATCACCTTCTTTTATTTTTGTATCGCCAATGTGGTTTATGTTTTCTTCTTTTTGTTTTTTCATGCTTCTCCTCACGATGCTAATATTTTGAGTTCAGATGTCGGCGTGTTTTTTTCTGCTATTTTGCCGTCTAACTTTAATTTTAGAGCGGCTACCTCATCCTCACCCATCGCTGTTTCCACCCATCCTCGCAAATCGTCACCTGTTAAGGTGGACCAATTTTTGAAATTTGAAAGATCAGAAATATCTAAGTCTTGCGCACCTTTTGCTCTTGCTTGAGTTTGCATATCATTGCCTAAGACATCTTTTTCGGTATTAGAATCATCTGTAGCCGTCAAGGTCCAATGAACCCTATAAACAACATTAGATTTACCGCCGTGTGACGGATATCTTTCATGTTTTTTACAATCCCAAACGTAACTTATTGCCATATTTCTATCCTATCTTTACCGCCACCAAAGGTCTGCCATCACTTTCGGTTGCCCATATTTTTCCTACGCATAATTGATATTCTTCAAATGTAGGATTTGATTTCGCTACACACTGTATACCGCTACCATTCGCTTGCGGGTATACATAATCACCAACATTGAAAGAACCTGTTATATTTACTGGCACTTGGCCGCTAAATGCTATTCTATCGTGCTTTTGTCTTTCAGCTTCGTATTGTTCCTCTGTTAAATTTAACTCGACTGAACCCCATATATCTCCTCCAACATAAGATGGGTCAGTTGATTTTATTACAAAAGAAATGGAGTTACTAAACACATCTGTTAGCTTGCCTGTTGAGTCAACACCACACACGTCGCCCTTAGCGATAGTGCCGCAAGCATCTGCTTTTTTCATGTATTCAGCGTAGTCAGCTCCAGAGGCGTTTATACTGCCTCCTGCACTTATAGATCTTGCATTACCAGAGTGTCTGCCTACTTTCATGGCAGTCGTGCCAGAGTCGTATAAATTTTGTGATACTACTTCTAAAACGAAAGGTGTAGCATTTGAACCACCGCCTTGTGCTACAAAATATGTGTCACCATCAGTTTCACCGCTTCCCAACCCTTGCCTAATACCACCACCAGATACTCCCAGAGTAGCCGTAGTACCAAGGTGTAAATTTCGCTCTGCACTAAACCTAGCCGTTTCAGTTGACGTGCCGCCAGTAAAGAAAGCAATGCTTTGACCACTATTTATGATCATGGCATTGGCAGTGGAGCCATTGTGGTCTATGAATTGGAGGGCAGCTTCATCGCTAGAGCTATTGTCTCTACCGATCATGTTGATACAAGAAGCGCCGCCGTCAGCTGCGACCTCTAAGGGTCCACCCGGCGAGCTTTCTAGTATACCTACTCGGTCATTGCCAGCATCTACGAATATAGCGTGAGTGTTGCCGTTTGACTCGACGCGGAAGTTGTAATCGTTGCTAGCTTCGTTTACAACCGTTTCGGACGCGCCGATAACCATACGTTCTGCTAAAGCCCCGTTAATATTATTACCGGGGTTAGTGTGAAACGTAATGTTCCCAGAGCTAGCGTTACCTGATAAATCAGCATGATTTAACCTAATCTCGGCAACCGACGAATTTGCATCGTGAGAAGGTTGGTTAGGATTTATACTTGTTCCTCTAAGCTTTAATAGTGCTGTTTGCGTATAATCATTGGATGCAGAATTACCACCTGTTAATAAAATTTCACCTGTGCTGTTATGTCCTATTGTGTCTACGTCTAGAGAATAATTAGGACTCGTAGTTCCTATGCCTACGTTTCCAGTAGAAAGTACTGCTAAAAGTTCATCTGATACAGAACCCGACGAACCATATCCAACTCTCCAATAATCCGTAGAGGCTGAAGCGACCAACATATTATCAAAAACGACATTATCACCCGCTCTATAAGCAACACTTGGATTATTGCCTGTGCCAGCTGTTTTGATTGTTAAATCAGGATTACCCGAAGCAGCATTAATAAAGATGTTGCCTACTGTTTCGATTGTTTGTGTGGGACTTGCAACGCCCACTCCTAAAAATCCACCAGAAGTAAGTGTCATTCTAGTTGCTGCTGCTGCACTGGATCCTGTCATAAAACCCAAGCTAGTAGCGTTACTTGAGGCACTAAAATCACCTTCTGAAATTGCTTGTATAGCTGCTGCTACTAATATTGCATCTGTTCCCGCGCCTTCATCTGGAGCTTGAAAAGATATTTTTCCTAAAACATCATTTGCCGCTATATCTGTTTCAGATGTTTGTAGAGTAAGAGACATAGGATTATCGTCCCCTGTACCTACATTTTTGAGTGTGACGGCTCCAGCCTCAGTTATAGAAATAATTGGTGTTGTTCCTACTGTACTCCCTAAACCAACAATTAAATCATCTGCTGAATCGTCTAGTGCTATATAAAAATCTTGAGCGTTACCATCAAAAACAATTTTAGTATCTTCTGCTCCAGCATCACCTATTGTTAGTGTGGGTGTCGTTCCAGTTAGTTTTACACCAGCAGTTGCGGTGAGTTCTTGTGCAAATGAAGTGCCACCGCCATCTGAAATAGTTATGGCGTTGTCGCCATCAGTAAATCCTATGTTTGCTGTTTGTACTTCACCAGATACAAGTAAATCGCCGCCTACTGACGCATCGTCCGTTACCGTTAAATCGTCTTGTACTTTTAAATCAACAACGCTAAGGCTTGCAAAAGCATCGACTACAGCAGCGCCACTCCCGGCGCCGTCTAGGTAAACGACTTTCACGTCTCCCGGCGGTATGGTTACATTCGCCCCACTACCTTGGGAAATAATAATATTTTGTGAGCCAGATGTGCCATTTTCAATAAAATGTAATCGGCTTAATGTGTTCGGTGCGATGGTTATTGTGCAGGCTGAATCAAGTGTGCCGGTGTACTTGATGTACATAGATCGTGCTGGATCTGTAGAGCCATCGGCAACGGTAGAAGTGTGAGTATCGGCGTTGGTAGTAATAGCTTCTGTGCCAAAAGAAAGAGCTTCACCTATCAATTCAAGGTTAACATTCGTTTCGGTTCCCCAAGTTCCTGAAGACTCTCCGGTGCCGATCTCTTTTAATCTGAGGTCATTTACATAGGTTGCCATTTTCTATTCTCCTTTCTGCATTATAGCAAAAAATTATCAAGCTGCATCTCGGCCTGCTTTTATCTCCTCATAACCGGGAGTTTGTGTTGTACTTATTGTAGCGTAATTAGGAGTTTGTGACGTATCTATTTCGCCGTACACCAAAGTCGTGCCGACACTTACTGTCGCTGACTGACCTGTAGGCGTTACGTTAGCAGCTGCATTTGTTGTAACCGATCCCAGTCCAGAAGTCATAGACAAGCCTGTAACTTCTGCTACAGCATTGTGGTGTACTTCTACGGACCCAAGTGCTGAGGTTACAGCTCTGCCGGTAGGTGTTACGTTAGCCTGGGCGACAACCGATACCGATCCTAGCCCGGATGTAACCGCTTGCCCTGTAAGTGCTTGGTTTGCTTGCGCGACGACAGATAGTGAACCTAAGCCAGATGTTATTGCACGGCCTGTCGGTGATACGTTTGCCTGTGCAACTACAGCGACGGATCCAAGGCCAGATGTTATGGCTTGTCCAGTTACGTTAACAGGTAGTTCGGTTCCCCAAGCGCCTTCATCCCATGCGCCTCGACCCCACCCGTTAATATTGGCCATCAGCTAAGATCCGCTTTTGCGCTTTCTAAATACGCTTTGATATGCGTTAATTCTTCTCGCACCGGACCTGTTATATAGTCGAGCAACAAGATCGAATCTATTTTCGCAATCGCCGCCTCTATATTTTCAAGTGTAGTCATATGCTAGTCCTGTGCTACTAGCATTATAACTAATAAAACGCAACTAGGAAGCTACTCCCTGAAACTTGCGATTTAAGATCTTGACGACTTTGTTTGGTGAGAAGTCTTCGTAACCTGCGTGCGTGTTGGCAACCTGCTTTGCAATGCGTCTGGCACCGAGGCCACGTTGCTTACACTTTTGTATGGTTTTTATAACAGCTTGCTCTTCAGGTATCTCTACCAGTTTTTTGCGCGTCTTCATACGGTTACCTTGTGGCAGTCGTTCTTCTTCAAATTCAAAGCCAAAGGGTGCGGAGCCACCGATTGAGTAACCACGTTGCGCCCAAGCAATCTTGCCTTCTGCAAATTTCTTTTTGGTGTTTTCAAACTCCATCTCAGCAACAGCTGACAAAACCATCAACATAATCTGGTTTACCAGCGAGTTCATGTCGTACTTAGACTCTAGACCTTTTGCGGCCATCTCTTTGGGATAGACCACCGGCATGTCGTTGAATTGTTCGCACAGATATAAAGTCACGCCGCTTTCTTCCAGATGCGGAATCGTTTGCAGTAGATCGTTACAGCTACGTGATAGCCTGTCGATCCGAGTAGCAATCACGATGTCATACTCATCAATCACATCGGTCATGGCCCGACACTGCTCACGCTCCATGATCGGCACGGTCCCAGATACGCCAGCATCTATAAACCACTCAGTAACATCCCGGTTAAATTTATCGCGCACAAACTCAGAGATCAGCTCTTGCTGGGTATCGATAGAGATCCCGTTCTCAGCTTGCTCGGTGGTGGATACACGGCAATAGCCGTAGATGTTGCGAATTTGTTTTTTTGGATTGCTCACTTTGCACCTCCGACGAATCCATATTTGGTTAGCTCTTCATGCATGCGCTGCCAGTCAATATCGAGAGGACGACGGCCCTCAGCATAATCGCCCAACAACAGCTGCCCATCTTTGAGCAGCTGCACTGAACGCCAGTTACGTGGCGCACCATCAAGCTGGATATCAATATTATGCTTGAG